TCATGATAATAGATAATATATTCACTAAAGACAGTAATAAGTGATAAAAGAATCTTTGGATTGGTAAAGCTGTCAAATTTAGATAAGTTGAGAAGGCTAAGAGTAGTGAATATACCGAATTGATGAAGGTTTCATATAATTGACAGTAATACTAAATAGGCTTATAATTATGAGACCGACGCACGGGGATGTAAAGGTTTCGACAGGGGTGCGTGTGGTATAGATAGCGAGTCGGCGTTCCATGAGGCCGTTAAACGGTGGGAAAACATTTAAACGCAGAAGAAAATTTTGCATTAGCTGCATAAGCTACGTCCCTCATACTTGTGCCTACCAAGTGTGAATGGACGTCAAACCGTAGGCTGGCTTAATTCAGTTGTTCATATGAATTAGGCGAGACAACATGAACTGGGGTTGTGTAGCTTGTCTGTGAGCGGTAGTAACCTGAGATCTCAATCATAGACTGTGCTCGGAGAAGTCTATATGGCAACACTTCTGGACAGGGGTTCGACTCCCCTCATCTCCACCAATATTCAAGCTAAAGCTAGAAGAGGCGTGATTACTGTATAAATGCAGTAGTTACCTAATCTTCTAGCTTTTTTTAGTGTTCGTATATGATCGCTAAAATACGCATTTGTTCGCCTAAAATTTCACCATGATTTCACCACCGTTTCACCACGAGACACTTTTTTTAAAAACACCGGAAAAAGTGCTTAAATACGGTACTTTACAATAAAAAAGACCGGCAATAATGCCGGCCTAATTATGCCATAATGTCGATCGAATCGAGTATCTGTTTTTCTTGTTCTTTCATCGCATCCGTTACGTGTGTATAGATGGAGAGGGTGGTCTTAGGTTCGTTATGTCCGACACGAGCCATAATTGTCTTAAGAGGCGTTTGCTTCTCGGCTAATAATGAGATATGAGTATGACGGAATGTATGAGTCGTTACAGTTTTATTAAACGGTACAGATTTAAGAATTTTATTTAAATAATGTGAATCATAAGGGACGCCGCCATCCGTAACGAAGATATATCTCTCTGGGTTCATGTAATTCTGCATAATCTGCTTACGACTATGGTTTAACGATATAAATGTCGACAGGATATGCCGAGCACGTTTATTTAATTGCACTCTACGGGCCGAGTATTCGTTCTTAGGTGGTAGGCGTAGGCCCTTATCACTTAACGTCGCATTTACGTCAATATATTCATTTTTAGCGTTATAATCCTTAACGCGTAATGCCCTTAATTCTCCAATACGTAACCCGGTTAATGCCTGAAACTCGAATAAGAGGGCTACTCGTTGATTCTTCTTAGCTAGAGCTGTTAAAAATGTCTTTAATTCGTCTTTAGTTAAAAACTTCTCACGGGCTTTAGTCATTTCTTCGGTAGTACGAGGAGGGCGTTTTAATATAACATCTTCTAAATAAGATATATCGTTAATATAGCCCATACGCTTACCGTATCTTAAGGCTTGCTTTAGCACGGAATAAACACGCTTAACATAGTTAAAGCTTTTCTCTAATAAAACTTTATTTAACATTCTTTGGATATAAATCGCTTTAAGATTAACGACTAGGATATCGCCTTCAATCCATCTTAAAAGTGCTTTAGCATGGTCTTCGATATTCTGCTGGGTAGTCACCTTACGCAAACCTTTATCGATGGTTGCATATTCATCGACTAAATCCTTAATCGTAAGAGTCTTATTACTGACGCTATTCGTTAGGATTTCGTTAATTCTGTCGTTAAGGATACGCTGCATCTCTTTTTGAACAGCTTTAGTATTTTTAGACGATGTAACACTAACTCGTTTATTCTTACCAGTTAGTGGATCCTTATAGTTCTCTCCATAACGATAGGAGATAGTACCGTTTTTTTGCTTACGTTCATCAATATACATGTTTTATAATACTCCTATTGGCGTTTAAATGATGAGAGCATATTTAAGAGGGCCGTTAACTGTTCCTCGGTCATGTAACTCAAGATAATATTAATATCGTCGATTAACTCCTCACGTTCACGGTTATCGACAACTAACGTACAAGCATCTTTAACGGTATCGAAGTCGGTATGTAGTACATAGGCCAATGCTTCGATTAAATCGTCGGATACTGTTTTAACGTAGCCATTCTCGAGCATAGTGTAGGTAGTACGTTTATAAGAAGCCTTCTTAAGATCGAGAGGCGTGATACCTTTCCCGCTATCTAACAACTTCTTACGCAAATAATCTTGTACACCGTCAGCCAATGCTTGATGGCTTAACTTGTTCTGTTTTCTAAGGTTTTCTAATTTAATTAATTTAGGCATATTAATAGTCCTCCTAACTATAGTATAATTCAGATATAAATTAAAGTCAATGACATGTATTGACTGTTCGTATATGTTCGTGTATGATTATTGTAGATGAATTGTAAATCAGTGTTAGTGTATTGTAGGTGCACCATGACACAACAATATGCGAGTGTAACTGACTTAGCTAAGATTTTTGCTATTGGTAGGACAAAAGCTACTGAGTTAGTACATCAAATGGAGACAGATCCAGATTTTAAAGACAACGTTATCTCTTTTAGTCATAGAAAGAAAAACGTCAATATCGAGGCTTTCCGAGAGTTTCTCATAACAAAGGTTAGCCGTCAATGGGTTAAATAACTCTTAGCTATGCATAAATAATATAGCTATTAATTGATAACTCCATGACAAAGATGAGTAATATCCTATTGAAATCGCAATTAAGCGGTTAGAAGTTTTTAGTCAAATTAAAAGGATTAACATTATGACACTATTAGAAAAAATTCAAGCAAAAACTACTTTGTACACTATTCTTAACAGAGAATACGTTAAAGGCCAAGGTCACGTATGGACAGTTAAAAACAATGAGACCGGCGTCGTTAGCCAAAAGAATACTCACGAGCTTACAGGCGGCACCGATACAGCGGCTAATGGCTACAAAAATAAAACTAGCCGCCGTGTTAAATCAACTGCTAAGTCCTTATCTCACGGTATGAGTAATACTAAGTTTTACCATCAGTGGAAGCAAATGAAGAATAGATGTAATAATCCTTCTCAGCCTCAATATGAAAAGTACCATGCGAAGGGCTATGATCCAAGATGGGACGCATTTGAGAACTTCATGAGCGACATGTACGATACATACGAGGAAGGCCTTACAATCGATCGTATCGACGGCGAGAAAGGTTATTACCCAGACAACTGTCGATGGGCCGATAGAAACACTCAACAACGCAACATAAAATCAAATGTAAAAATTAACTGGTTCGGTTCTGAAATGACGTTAGTCGAACTTGTCGAAAAACACGGCTTAACTAATTATAGTATGTGCAACCAGGACCTAAGACGTTATCAAAGCATGGGCTTTAGCTTAGACATGGCGGCTGTTATGATGGTCTTAGGATTTGCATCTGGAGTAAGATTGCTTAAAGGTAGTCCGAAGGCTAAAACTGTTAAAGCTGGTAAGAAACTATATGGAGATGTGTATGGGACATTAAGCGATCCATTGAGTCCAGACAATCTTAAAGCAATGTGCAGAACGTCGGATATGGCCGACATGGAAGCCTTATAACAATAAGAATTATCCTCTACCCGGGAGACTGGGTAGGGGGTATTTTTTTTGCCTTAAAATAAGTCTTCACTGGTCGAATGTATAAATATTTGTCGATCGCCTATACCGATTAAAAATATAGCTTAGGATAAATTATACCTGGCCAATATCAAAACTTCCGTATAGGGCCTTTAAATGAATTCTACGGCTATTCTTGCATCGGATATATTCCTTAGTTTGTAGTTAGGAAGTAAGCGCGGGCCGAGGTCGTCAGACCGAGTTATTAGGCCTCTCTGTTAGTCGATATCAAGATGTTAATTAAAGCCTCTCTAAGACCAGTTACTATGCTTCTGGAGTAAAATATATTATGAACACATAAGACGGCCATTAGAGCGTGAATAACGAAGTTTTATAACTATTGTAGCGATGTAGGTATATGTGTAATAGCGGCTTATTGTCTTAGGTATAATGACTTAATTCATTTAAATCGCCTATACGAGAAGTTTTAGCTATTGAGGATAGGATTATACCTGGTCCATATTAAAACGCTGCCAGAGGGGCTATAATTGATAAATTTGGCTATTGCTGGCTACGACATATATCTGACTTTGGTGACTTTAAAACGTTGGAGCTGAAGAGATGTTTCAATGCTGTTAATGATGGCACATATGACAAGAGTTTGAGAGGGGGGCCGTTATAGGAGCTAGGTATGTTTTTTTACATAGAACATCTGTTTGATGTATATGATCAAAGAGCGGCCGTTGGTCCATATAACGTATTGTGTCCTGGCCGCCATTAACGATATATAAGCTGCTGGGGCTTTTATTCTGTTGGAGTATAGGACTCATGGCCTTTGACGATATGCTACAGAAACAGAAATGGCCGCCTCTGTCCATCTAATGTATATTCTCCATTATTATCAGCAGTGACAAGAGACTATATCCTATGACAACAACTAATCAAGCTTCAGTAGTAGTCTTTGGCCATAGAATACCTTACGATAGGCGATTCCAACTAAATAGAAGGGCCACAACCTATCAAGGCTGATAAGGAACAATAGATGATATTTCACAACCTAATACCGTTAAGAGCGCCGGCGATCTCTTCTCAATCATATACCTTTCATTAATAGCCTCTAAAGACATTTACACAACCTTAATCAAAGAAATTACTTAAAGTCATCTCTTCAGCCAGCTACATCTCCAACAATATACATTCTTTACATCAACTTTATTTTTAACTCCTCACAGCCGCCCATAATACGATATTTATAGCTTTAAATAACATCTTCCCATAATTTCCCCCGATGTTCCTAATATAGTTAGTATAAACAGTATATATATTTCATGTAGCAAGCTATATTAATACCTAAAAGTCATGACAATAAATATTAGATATCTAAATACTTTTTTTGTGTAAAAACCTAAAACACATATATATACCAGCAGCCATTGCTTTTAATATGCCAAAATTATATACACAACATCATCACAAGGGGCGTTCTCTGGTAGGTAATATTATATTGACAGTGGAAATATTCCGTTATTTAAACTCATGCAGCATAGTATTAACCATAGTTTAAATATCAATATGGAGTAGAGGTCGCTACGCTCCCCGTAATGAAACTACCTCGCTCACTACGTTCGCATCGTTAGTTTCATTCTTATTCAACAAGAATATTTTTACTGCTAAAATTTTTTTTGACAAATAACGTTAACTTTATTTTTCTGTGAGTAATATATGAATGTAAAGGAACAGCACTTCCGAATAATCGATTCGTTCGCTACGCTCACTTCATGATTATTCTCCAGTGATCGTCACTTCAAGCGACAGAAATGCCTATGGACATTTTCCATCAGTTAAGTAAAATTTATTATGTTGTCGACTTGTATATGACGATTATATTTAGTATAATGTACATGAACATTAAAAATGAACGTACTGAGTGTAAAATGATTATTCTCCAAAAAGATACTCTTCCTATTATCCTATTCCTATATAGAGATACCACTTTTTATAGATAGCGATTTTCAAAAAAGTCTCTGTTTATAATAGAAAATTAAAAATTAGCACTTAAAATTCTTCCCGCATACTGGGAGAAATTAAATCTCCACTCCCAGATACTGGGAGAAAATTTTAACTAGAAAGGACATCTAAATAATGGCAAAAACAGTAGTAGTTAAGCAAAGAGATCGCTTTATAGCTGATCGAAAAAGATTTTTCACAGCTGACTGCAACTACATAAAAATTTCTAAAAAAGACATCTTAAAAAAGTTTGGCTTAATGAGTTTAGCAACTCGTAGAATGAACAATTCAAAATATACAGAATACTTAATGTACTTAGCACAATTTCTCAATGAAGAAAATAAACTTGTAGCTATGGATTGCAGTAAAAAATATAAACTACAAAAAGAAGATATTGTAGAACGCTTAATAGAAGGCTTTAATATTTCTGAAAAAACAGTTGAAAACTTTCTGTCGGCCGCTAAAAAAGAAAATCTTTTAATTCGTGAAAAATGTGACCGTTTAACAGAATATGTATATATTATGAATCCGATAGCGTTTAATCAAGGCTATACTAACTTACACGTTGAATTATTAGAATATTTTAGTGAAGATATTAAAAAATTCATTTCTCCATATCAATACGATATTTGCTTAAAAATATTTTGTGTAGATTATAACAAATATAAAAACATTGATTGCTTATCTATGGTTGATACTACACGATATAACGTTGAAAAGATCATAAACGGTGAAATGTTTAAAATAGAAGGCGCATTTAAAGAAACTAAATTGATGTCCTGGAACAAGGCTAAGGAATTATTTGAACGCCGAGGCATTACCGAAGTAATTGGTTTACCATTAAACATAAGATTCAACTGTATATTCCATCAAGATGAAAATGAATTAGCTGTCGTTATTTCTAATAATAAAAAAGAACGTTATTTCTGCAAGCTTGATAATTGTGTTTGCGGAACAGAATATAAAGGTTTGGATATCTTCGATATGATTGCTAAATTAATGGGCATCGAAAACGAAGATGATAAATTCAACTTAGCGATGGAATATTTAGCTAACTTATATAATGTTCAAATTGAAAAAACAGCAACCAGCATTTTCAATGAAGCTCCATCTGAAAGCGATCCTAAACTTGCTTCTCTTAAAGAAAATGACAACATTATTGAATTATATAACGAAGGTAAGCCATTGGAATCGATTGCAGTCGAAGGAGACAGAATAAAATCTCTTATTAAAAACTTATATTTAAAAGATAATCCTAAAGACAAAGAAACAGCTAAGGTTTTTGAAGATGTAACAGAATATCTAACTTACAATATGGACAACAGCAATTACATTATTGATAAAGATACTAACTCAGACATTATCGGGCTTGCCGGCATAACCAATTTATTAGCTAATAGTAAACATAACTTATCTAAAGACCTTGCAACTACGTATATTAGTTTAGCTAAAAAAGCTAATATTTTATATCAAGATGGTACAGCTAAGAGTGCTAAATATATGGTAAACCCTATTTTGGTTAACGATAAACTAATTACTAAATTATCGAAAAATACATTCTTAACGTTTGGAGAACAAACTAAAGCTTTATTTGGTAATGAAGCATGGTTCAATAATGTTGTAGCTTATTATAAACAAAATGGATCCCGAGAAGATATTCAAAGATTAAACAAGGCGGCTAAATAATATGACAGAACGTGAAAAATCTATCAAGAAAAATATTAAAGACTTAGAAAAACGATTTTGTGATCGCTACTTATTCTTAGATATCATGAATAGCGATGCTTGTATCGAAGAGCGATTATATGATTTAAAGATGCTTATTTGCGATAAATTCAGAGATTATTTTTATATAACATCTTCGTTTGCTGGTTATGAACATGGACAGCATGATGCGGGTGACGAACGAGAATTTGCAGTAACTGCAACTTTATACAAAGACGATATTATTTATAATTGCATGTATCTAGATGGTAGTTTTTACAACTATGAACGTGTAACAGCTGGCGTTAGTATTTTAGGTATGGAAACACATGATGAGGACTAATACTATGAAACCAGAAGAAATAGCATTTACAGAAAAATCTTTATTCGCTTTCTATGCCAACGCTGATACAGTAAGATCTTTATTTACTACTAGAAACTATATTTACTATCTTATTGACACAGATAAGGGATATAGTGTTAAAGCTAAGGTAAAACAACTCCTAAAAAGAACACGGTTAGATATTAAGTTGTTAGATGTTAATGTAAAAAGAAGAAAAAATCTAGTGTTTGATGAAATGGAAGTAGAATCCATAAATATCTTATTGAATATTGATGAAATTAATTATACTGTGAAAATCAATGTAGGTTTAACTGGTGAGATTACAACAGAACTAGGTTTTAAATTTGCTGATAACCCAGAAGAAATAGCATAACTCAATAATTTGTATAAATATAATAAGGATTAATATTATGGCAATATATGACGAAACTAAAAAAACAATAACATTTACTGAAGATGAATTAACTAAATGTTTTTCTAATCAACAAAAAATACATAGAATGCTTACTAATGATCGTGTTTTATTAAGAATGGCCTATCGTTGTGGATCAAATAAAAGATTTGAGGCATATCTCAACAGAATTATTAAATTAATACCAGTTAAGACTAAAATCATTCGTCTTGAAAACTATAGTAACGATGATCCGAAATTAGATTTTGATGATTTGCTTTTAGTGTTAACAGATGGAACATTGACTTACATTTATAAATTTAATGCAGATCGTTATGGCATAGGAGCAGCTACATCTGTTATACCAGCAAACGAGGAAGAACAAAATTTATTCCTTGCTAAAGACTAACAAAACTTCATTAAAATTTCATCTAAGATATCGCTTAACGCCATTGTACGGTGAGTAATATACCTATGAACGGCGAACAAGCGAAGACAATTTAATACACTGGATCGGGCGCCGAGAGCTTTACATACTCCGGCGCTCTTTTTATTTGCGCGGATGGCCGTCATTCATCTATTATTAACAGCTTAACTTATAACATTACATAACACAAAGGACATTAATAACAACATGAAACTATCTTATCTTATACCTACAACAGAATACCTTACTAAAGAAGAAGAGAAAGCTCTCTTCAAAGAATACCACGAAACACCATCTTTAAGACGTAAGAAACAAATCAAAGAAGACTTAGTATTAAATCAGTGCGGACAAATTATTAGTATTGCATCCATATATAAGAACGTCGACGATATCGAGGACTTATTTCAAGAAGGTATGATTGCTGTACTCGAATCTTTCGAGAACTATGATTATACACACGAAGCTTCTTTTACGACTTACATGAGACGAGGTATATTCCGACAAATATGCGATTACCTTAGACGAAATAAAACAATAGGCTTACCTCAAGCAGCTATCGAGAAGCTTAAGAAAATCAACAAGGCTAAAGAACTTCTCGAACGACTTAATAAACCAATCACGACTGAAGCAATATCCGATATTACAAACATTAAGGAGTACAACGTAATCGAGATACTTAATACGCTCTCAGTCGAAGAATTAGATCGATACTGTAACGATGGAGAAGGCGAGGTGTCGATTCTTGAACACGTCGAAGACAAACAAGCCTCAAAAGCATTCGACGACGTACTCGACGATATGACTGAGCCAGCAATCGATATGTCGTGCTTAAGCGACAGAGAAAAGGAAGTCATTATACTTCTGTACTACAAAAACTTATCCATACATCAAATTGCTAGACGGTTACACCTAAAGTTAAACTTAGTATCCGATGCTAAATCCAGAGCGCTCAAGAAATTAAGAAAGGCACTATCCCATGACAATCAACATTAGAAGACAACAACCGAACGAAGAACCTAATATCCTTATCGACCACGAGAACAATCGTGTAGTCATCGTATCGACTTTCTATTTAAAAGCGATCGTGTACACCATGATCGCCTTATTCTCCTTAATAGCTTACTTAATCATTTCTCTTATTATACATATATAAAATAACAAAGGACTTATTATTATGAAATATACTAAACAACAAAAAGCTTTAATCAAGGAACTACTAGATAATTCTAACAATTACATAGAACAACCTCTCTTTAACGAAGAACATCCTTACTATAATACTAATTTAGCCCGTAAATATTTATATCGATATCGAGATGCTAAGACAAATCTTAAACAGTCGAATGCTTTAACTAAACTCTATCAACAGGATATCTCACGTATCGACGATAGCGAGCTACAATTACTTCTTACTAAATACAAGCAAGAAGAGCTCGCTTCACAGAAAGAATATATCGCCATCCAACAAGAAGTTATTTCCACTATTAATAAGGTACCCGATGCACGTTATAAGTTACTTTTAACAAACTACTACCTAAACGACATACCTCTCGTACAAATTGCTAGTAATTGGGAACAATCGTATACACAGAATAGAGGATGTACCTTCCGAGCTATTAAATATATTCATGTCGAAGCCCTCAAACAAGTATGTGAAGTATTACATGGAGGCAACAATGGATAACGAACTATTATTAATCATATTATTTGTACTACTAACGATGTACTTACCGATGATGATCATGTCGTTATATTAACGAACTACATAAGAACAACAAAGGCGGCCGAACACAAATCGACCGCCTCTTTTTATTTAATAGCTTCCTATACTATCTTACTAATAATATACATATATAATAATAACAACATCTTCCCCTAATTTCCCCTTATACACATAATATAATATTAGAAGGGTACAAAACATTTAAAATTTACCTCCTATTATTTATACCCTTAAAGAAGATGTCATAATTTTAGTCCTTTTCTAACATCTTTGATTAATTTTTACTACTGGAAAAAAGATACCCTCTGACGAGGGTTCTTTTTTTTGCCTTATCAACCAAACATATATTCGTAGTTATAAACTAACTACTTAATACATACAACTAATTAAACAACGAAAGAGGTGAGATCCATCGCAATCTCAGAAGACCCCAGAGGCAGAATCGTTGTCGATGGGTACACTTTAACACTTAAACAAGCTCGATTCTGTGAAGAGTATGTGTCGAACGGTCATAACGGCTCTGAAGCTATGAGACAAGCGGGTTATGCATGCCGACATGAGAAAGCGGCTGGTAATATGGCTGTGGAGAACTTAGGAAAGCCTGCCATAAGGGCCTATATCACTGAATTAGAGCGACGTTTTCAACAGTCCAACGAACAACGTGTAGCAACAATAGAAGAACGACGCAACTTATTAACTCAATGGATATACAGCGACGACGTAAGATACAACGACAAACTTAAAGCACTCGACATCTTAAACAAGATGGATGCTGCTTATGAACAACGTATAAAGATGGATACGACAATTAATAATCCGGTTCAGTCTCTTACGACAGAAGAGCTTAGAGCTCTAATTGATAATAAACCCGATTAACTTTCCCTATGTATTTTTGAACTTATACGAACACATACGAACACTCAGAGGAGGTGATACGAATTCCTAAAGTAAACCAAATGAGAATGACGCCAGAGCTTAAACAACATATTCAATACCAGGCGAAGCTAGAACTCGCTAGGCGAGATTTCTTCGACTATTGCGAATTAATGGCTCCAGATTTTTATAAGAGATCGCGGCCTTATCTCCTTCATTTAACAGCTACCTTACAACATTTCGTATCACAATCTACTAAGAAAGTATTAATAGTATCTATGCCACCACGTACTGGCAAATCTAGAACAGCTATTATGTTCACTGAATGGTACCTCGGTAAAGATCCGACACAAAAGATAATGACCGGATCATATAACGAAACATTATCGACACAATTCGCTAAGTCAGTCAGAAATGCTATACAAACGAATAAGGCCGATCCATTTACACCGGTATACTCCGATGTATTCCCTAACACAAAGATTAAACAAGGGGATGCGGCTATGAATATGTGGTCCTTAGAAGGTCAATACTCTTCGTATCTTGCTACATCGCCTTCCGGTACGGCTACAGGGTTCGGCTGTACTTTAATGATTATCGACGACGTTATTAAGAATGCCCTAGAGGCTAATAATCAACTTACGAAACAAGCTCATTTTGAATGGTTCACAAATACGATGCTATCTCGACTCGAGGAGGGCGGCAAAATCATTATCATTATGACACGCTGGGCTTCAGACGATCTAGCTGGACGTATTATAAATCACTTTAAAGACGATGCCGAAGTCGTATCGCTTAAAGCACTCCAAGACGATGGCACTATGTTATGTGACGAAGTACTATCCCGTGAATCTTACGAGGAGAAGAAGAAATTAATTTCTCCCGATATATTCTATGCTAACTACCAACAGGAACCGATCGATTTAAAAGGACAGCTTTACTCGTCCTTAAAGACGTACGACGATCTTCCTCAATTCGAGAAGATACAATCGTATACTGATACAGCCGATACGGGTACTGACTATCTATGTTCGATCATATACGGCATTCGACAAAAGGAAGCGTATATCCTCGACGTTATATATACAAACGAGCCGATGGAGATAACCGAGCCCTTAGTCGCAAAACATTTGTTCGATTATAAAGTTAACGAAGCATATATCGAATCGAACAACGGCGGCCGAGGATTCTCACGTCAAATATCCCATTATTTAACAGATATACATAATACTAACCATACAGTCATCATACCGTTCCATCAATCAAAGAATAAACAATCACGAATACTATCTAATGCTACATGGATAATGGAACATATATACTTCCCGATAAACTGGCATAATAAATTCCCAGAATTCTATAAAGCCATAACAGGCTACCAGCGTGAGGGTAAAAACCTACATGACGATGCTCCCGATGCTCTAACAGGCGTCGCCGAGAAGATTAATACACAAACTCCTATATTCTCATTCGATTAACTAAAGGATATCCAATGAATACTACCGAACAATGGATCGACATCATACGTCGCAATACAGGTATCTCGGAACAACAATTCGTACAAGCCGAATACGAGAAATTCCTGTACTCTAAAAAACGACGTAAGATGCTTCTTTCACGACAATATTATTTAGGGAATCAACAAGAACCTAAACATCTTGTATATACCGCTAAAGATACAATGCAAGATGCGTCCGGTATCATCCCGAATAATAAAATCATTAACAACTTATTCGACGACTTAGTCGATCAAAAGACTAACTATCTATTATCACAACAAATCGATACACAGACTAACGACGATATCGATTTAAGCGAGTATTTTAATCCAAGCTTCCAAAATCTATTAAAGGAACTAGGTAAGGACGTATACCAGTGCTCGATCGGTTATTTACATCCGTTCATCGACGAACAAGGTACTCTTTCCTTTAAACGTTTTAAACCCGAGAACGTTATACCTTTCTGGCATGACGAAGCACATAAACAACTCGATGCTTTTATTCATTTCTACGACGTCGAGATATACCAAAGTACTACTATCACGACGACTGAAACACACGTCGAATATTATTTACCCGAAGGCGTACATTATTATATCTATTCTAACGGTCAAATAGCTCCCGATACGTCTAAATTAAATACGGCATATATCCATAAGAACGATATCTCGTATAACTGGACGTCCGTACCGTTAATCTGGTTTAAACCTAACTCAGACGAGACATTCTTACTCGATCGTATTAAATCCTTACAAGATGCTCTTAATCAAATGATATCTAATTTCGCTAACGTGATGTCTCAAGACGTACATAATACGATCTTAGTACTTAAAGGATACGACGGCACTAACCTCGAAGAATTCCGACACAACTTAGCTAAACACGGCGTCATTAAAATCTCTTCGACTCCGGAAGTACAAGGCGACGTCGAAGCACTTAACGTTAACGTCGATGCGACTAACTATACGACGATTATTAAAGAACTTGAACGTGCGATTATTACGAATGGCCGAGGCTTCGATGCTAAAGACGACCGTATGGCTAATAATCCGAACCAGATGAATATTAATTCGATGTACTCAGATATCGACCTCGACGCTAACGATCTCGAAGCGGAATTCCAAGCGTCGCTACATCATTTAGTGGACTTTATTAATGCCTATCGCTCCCTTAACAGTCTTCCAGTCATTACTTCTATTAACTTTATATTTAATAGAGACTTACCGGTTAACCAACAAGACACGATTAATGCTATTAAAAATTCTGTCGGTATCCTATCTGAAAGAACTCTCGTAGCTAATCATCCATTTACGGTAAACGTCGACGAAGAACTCGAACAAATTAAGAAAGAACGACAAGAAACTCTTAACCAAGATTATACATACGAAGGTAACTAATCATGTACTGGGAAGATCGTTTTCTAAGCGACAAAGAACAAAGTATCCTCGATGCACAAGAGCAGTTTAATGAATTGTCATCGATTACTGAGTATGCGCTCGAAAAACAGTTATCACAAATACAGTCGTTCTATCAGAAATATGCTAATACTAACGGCATAAGCTTACAAGAAGCCAAGAAACAATTAACGGCAAGAGAATTAAAGGCGTTTAAATTAACACTTAAGCAATATATCAAGCTGGCACAACAGAAGAACTTATCTCCTAAACAGATCAAGCTCCTCGAGAATGCATCGTTACGATCACGTCTCTCACGCATCGAAGCGTTATGGATACATACACAACAATTCGCCGAAGAGATGGCCGCCGACACTAATACTCAATTAACAGATTTCTTACTTAAACAATACCAATCAAGTTATTATAAAGCAGCCTATACTACACAATCACTATTAGGTAACTATCAAACATTCAGACAAGTACCTAAGAAACAGATATTAGTCACATTACAGCAACCCTGGAACGAACAAAACTTCTCCGATCGTATATGGCAACAAAAAGACGTACTTATTAACAAGTTACGTCAAGAGATAACACGTTCCTTTATAGCACAAGAACCGTCGGAACGTACGACAGAACGTATATCACAGTCATTTAATACACAAATATCTAATGTACGACGCTTAGTCGAAACAGAAACGGCATACGTTCAAGAATTAGCGTTACACGATTCTTTTAAAGAGTTAAACGTAAAAGAATACCAGATCTTAGCGACGCTCGACAAGCATACGTCCTCGATATGTCGTCACCTCGACAAACACATCGTACCGTTATCAGATTACAGACCCGGAATAACGGCTCCGCCATTTCATCCGTATTGTCGTTCGACAATGATACCGAACGTACCGCTTAACTCACGAGCATCCAGACCAGATCAGAAGACAAAGTACATACCCGATATGACTTACGAAGAGTGGAAGTCCGATTACTTAACATAATCGGCGCCACTCTTATTATATTGTCTTTTTTTTACTGTTTAAAGACGATAAAGAACAAACATTAACTAATTAATTCAATGTGAGATGTGACTCACGATAATAAAACGAAATGTATTAATTTAAGGAGTTTCCCTCAATGACTAAAGAACAATTATTAGCACTCAACCTTTCCGAAGAACAATGCGCAACGATTATAGAAGATTATGGTAAAAACTACGTATCTAAAGCTCAATTTAACGAGAAGAACGATGCATACAAGAGCGCTAAGAAAGAAATTGAAAACCTAACAAACGATATTAACACGTTATCTAAAGCTAACGAAGCGAACGAAGCATTACAATCTCAAATCAAAGAACTTCAAGATGCCGCAGCAAAAAGAGAAGCCGATTACGTCGAAAATATTAAGAATATGAAAATCGACACAGCCATCGCTAAAGAAGTACTGCAAGCCGGCGCTATGAATCAATCCATCTTAACAGGCTTATTAGATCGCTCTAAGATTACGTACGATAACGATACTATCACTGGTATTCAAGAACAAATTCAATCTTTAAAAGAATCTGATCCTTATCTTTTCCGACAAGATTCTATTAAAGGAGTAACGCCAGGGGAAGCTACACCTAAAACCGACAACGGTTTAACCAAAGAACAATTCAAAAAATTATCTTATCTCGATCGCGTCAAGTTACAAGAATCCGATCCCGATTTGTATGAAGAATTATCTCACTAATTAATTACAAGGAGACCATCTAACAATGGCAAACGAAACGAAACTCGCAAATATTATTAACCCTCAAGTTATGCAAGATATGGTATCTGCTGGCTTGCCTAAAGCATTGAAATTTACACAATTCGCAGCTGTTAACGAAGAACTTAAAGGCGTTCCTGGCGACACTGTAACTATCCCGGCATGGGCTTATATCGGTGCAGCCGAAGACGTAGCAGAAGGCGCTGAAGTAACGACTGCTACTATGTCCGCTTCTACTAAAACTGTTCAAATTAAGACAGCTGGTAAAGCTATCACTTTGACAGATAAAGCAGTTAACTCTGGTCTAGGCGATCCTGTCGGCCAAGCTACTTATCAATTATCCTTGTCTATGGCAGATAAAATCGATAATGACGTATTGGCAGCTTTGGCTACTACTACTTTGGCAGCTACTTCTACTAAAGTTATTTCTTATGAAGGCGTTGTAGCAGCTGTCGATAAATTGAATGAAGAAGGCAACACAGACAAAGTATTGTTCGTTGCTCCTTCTCAAGTAACAACTCTTCGTTTGGACCCTAACTTCATCGACCGCAATAAATATAATGCCGACGTTATGATGAACGGCGAAATCGGTATGATCGCTGGCTGTCGTGTCGTTGCTTCTCGTCGTATCGATGACTCTAAAGCTACTATCGATAACTTCATCGTATGCTTGACTCCAGAAGTCGAAGACGGTACTCCAGCTCTTCCAGCTGTTACTATCTATACTAAAGCAGAAGCTAACCTCGAAACTGAACGTCATGCAAAAGCATTGTCTACTGATATCGTAGTATCTGCACATTATGCCGTAGGTTTGACTAACGAATCTAAAGTCGTAAAAGCAACTTTCAAAAAATAACATAGGTTAATATCATGGATCAAATAAAAGAACTAATACGTATAGCGACACATTTTAACGTGACACAAGAATACGACAACGTTCTTCAATATATCTATGATGCGGAACGGCAATATCTTCTTAATATTCTTAATCTAGAAGATTTGCCTTCCGAACTATCTGGGCTGCTCGATAAAAGAGTAGCCGCAAGGTTTATCGATCACCATAAGGATTTAATTCTTAAAGAAGCCGACTTACAGCCAATCAAACGGCTAAAGGAAGGTGACACCGAAATCGAATTCGGCGGCGACAATACCTTATCATATCTATCTTCTCTTATTAGTAAATGGACTTCATTGGAAGGTACAGACATAACATGTTATCGAACATTAAAATGGTAGCTCGTCAACATATCGAGCGTCTTTATACAGATACATGTATTCTTACTGAACAGAAGAAAGCCATTCAAGATCCTCTCACTGGCATAATTAATAACGGCGAACTCGAAGCAATTAGTTACCCTTGCCGAGTTTCATTTAAGACTCTTCAATCTAACGATATCGTTAATAAGCTACCATCGGCTTCGCAGATCGTAGTCTTATTTATTTCGCCCGACGTCGAAATTAAGCCAGGTACCGATATCGAAGTGATCCGTAATAACCGACACTTCGCTTATACAGCTTCCTCACAAGTAGCGTTATACGATACTCACCAAGAGATCCAATTAACGCTTAAGAGTAAACATAATGGCTAACGTTACAGTCGACCTCTCCGGTTTTGAAGAACTATTAAGAAGAACACAAGAGCTTCAAAATAATGTATCTTCATTAAACGAAGAGATCACCGATAACTTAGCACAACATTATTTAGCCGAAGCTATAGCGAATACACCGGTCGGTCAGTTGCAGATATCGCCGGACGGTAAATACCGTTCAGAATCGGAACACATGAGACGATCCTGGGAAGCAGAACGTATTAACGACTCTACCGTCAAAGTACAAAATTCAGCTTCCTATGCATCATATGTTAACGACGGCCATAGACAACGACCAGGAAGATTTATACCCGTACTCGGTAAACGTCTTACTAAATCGTTTGTTAAAGGCCTTCATATGCAAGAGAAGGCAGAAGCGGCTACGAGAAGAGCATCAGATAAAATTATGAAGAACGCGCTCGACGACTACTTATCAACGTGGAGCAAATAATGAATTATATTAACGAAATCATCGACGGCATAGCTAAATCATTATTTAACAGCTTTAAATACCCTATATATATCGACGAGATTAAATCAGATGCACAATTCCCTTGTTTCGTAATTGAGACACTTAATACAGAACAGACACATATCATGGACATACGTTATAACCGACGTAATGACTTCGATATTATGTTTTTTATCTCTGACGACGATTATATCGAATCTCAAAAGGAACAGATTAATCCCGTTACCGAGAGCTTATATTTCGACCTCGAATATATAACCCTCTCTGACGGATCACTCCTTAACGGTATCGATATGAGTCATCGTGTTACGGACGGCATCTTACATTTTAAAGTCTCTTACGAATATCATATCTTAAAAGTGATTAATAAAGATCCTATGCTTACATTAAATCAACATCAAGAGGTAACAGATAATGCCAAGAACAAAAAAGACTGACGAAGTAGTAGAAGTAACGAACGAGACGAACGAAGTGAGTGCTCCTGTTGCTACTTTTACACCAGAAGTAATCATCGCTTCTGAACGTTTTAAACAATACGCCGACTTAATTGCCGCTGTAATCGAAGATCGTGAATACAGCATCGAGGAAGTTGAAGCTTTACTACAAGATACTCTTACCAAACCGGTCATTGAAGTTTTCAATGACGAAATCTTTAACGATTAATTTTTTAAATAAAAGGAGAACTACTCAATGGCATTAGGTGGCGGTTACTGGCTATTTCAAAATAAAACATTGCCAGGCGCATACATTAACTTCGTTTCCAAGAATAAAGCATTTGCCGAAATCGTAGATCGCGGTTATGCGACTATGGCACTTTCTTTAGACTGGGGCGAAACTAACAAAATCGTGCGTGTTGAACAAGAAGAGTTCCAAAAGGACTCCGTTAAAATCTTCGGTTACGATTATGCACACGAAAAAATGAAAGGTCTTCGTGATCTTTTTATTAATACTAAAACTCTTTACTTATATCGCTTAAACTCTGATGCAGTTAAAGCACAATCTACCGTCGCTACGGCGACGTGCGGTGGGGTACGTGGTAACGATATCGCTGTCGCTATTTCTGCCGATATTAACGATGCATCTAAATTCGTAGTAACGACTTACCTTAAAACAGACGATGTCGTTAAAAAAGTCGACGAACAAACTGGTCTTTCTACACCGAAAGAACTCGTTAACAATGCATATGTAACATTTAACGAAATGTCTGCATTTACGGCTCAAGCAGCTACTTACCTTACTGGCGGTACTAACGGTACAGCTGTACAAGCATCCGACTATCAAAAGTATATCGAATTAATCGAGCCGTTCTACTTTAACGTATTAGGTTATGTAGGCTCCGATCAAACAATTCAAAACTTGTTTATCGCATTCGCTAAACGTACACGTGAGACTACTGGTCAAAAATTCCAAGTATGCCTTTACAATAATACTCGTGCTAACTACGAAGGCGTTATTTCTTTAGCTAACAAAGTAACAGATAGCGGTGCTGAACCTGGTGCTGGTGTCTACTGGTTAACTGGTGCAGAAGCATCTTGTCCTATTAATAGATCCCTTACTAATAAAGTATACGACGGCGAATACGACTTCAACGTTCAATATAAACAATACGAATTAGAACAATTCATTAAAGGCGGTCAAATCGTATTCCATAATGTAGCCGATTCTGCATCTGGTAACGTTAAAGGTAACACTCGTTTGTTATCCGATGTTAATACGTTTACTGAATTCTCTAAAGAACGCACTAAAGACTTCGCATTAAATCAAGTTATTCGTGTTCTCGATAACTCCGCATACGATGTAGCTCGATTATTTAACAATTATTATCTAGGTAAGACTCCTAACGATAAAGATGGTCGTATTGCATTGTGGAACGATATCGTTAAATTATTCGAAGACTATGCTAAAGTACGTGCAATCAAAGAATTTGAATCTAAAGATGTTCAAATCCCGACAGAGGGCGACGAAAAAGGTTCCGTAGTCGTAAACTACGAAATTAACCCGACCGTTGCTATGGATAAATTGTACGCTACTTGCTACGTTAAATAAGGAGTACTAAATAATGGCACAAATGGCAACAGTTAAAAGCAATGAATTAGCTAAATCTCGTTTAGCTACTTGCTATACCGTTATCAACGGTAAACGTTATAGCGTTATGAACGCTAAAAAGCTTGAGTATAAAATCGATATCGAAACTCAAGAATTCGGCGTGCTCGGTACTCTTATCGATCAAGCCGGTCAAACTAAAGTTAAAATCACTGGCAAATTATCTCAATTTGATAACGATCCTATTTTCCATGATTTAGCTATTAAATATGCAACTAAAGGCGAACAAACTTTCTTCGATATTTATGCGACTAACGAAGATCCGACTTCCGTAGGTAACATCGGTCGTCGTACTGTTATCTTAAAAGACTGTGTATTTAAAGGTGTTAATACTGTAGCATTCGATGTCGAAGGTAAATACCTCGAAAAAGAAATCGAATTTATTGCTGGCGGTATCGAATATCCAGAACAATTTAAACTTTCCGATAAAATGGAAGGCTAATAACTAACAGGGGGGCGTAAAGCTCCCCATATTTCTTATTCATTTAGGAGAATTTACCTATGTCTAATATCAATCAAATGTCTCTTCGCGGTTTCTTTAAAGACGGCGTTAAAAAGCCTAAAGAATTTGAAGTCGTTATTTCTGAACGTTTTGAAGAAAATGGCGAACCTATTAAATGGGTTATTAAACCATTAACAGGCCGCGAAATCGATTATATTCAAAATCAAGCTAATAAAGTATCTATCGTTAACGGTGTACCTACGACAGAAACTAACCAAGAAAAACTTAAAGAGCTTTTACTCGAAAAAACAGTTAAATATCCTGATTTAATGAATGCCGAATTACAAGATAACTACGGCGTACAATCTGCTAAAGATTTAGCTGGTGAAATGCTTACGGCTGGCGAATATAACTATTTATTCGAAGTGATTCAAAAATACGGTGGTCTTACTACTAAAGTTAATACGGTCGAAGAGTTAAAAAACTAATCCAGCATAGTGGTGATGATGAAGGCAACCCAGAATTTGCCATTTACCACTATGCTCTACAAAAATTACATATTAGACCGGGTGAATTTGACGAAATGAGTCTTCAAGAACGAAACTTTATTTTTGCTTCGATTTTAGCTCGAGTAGAAGCCGAGCAAAAAGCCGAAGAGAAAGCTAAGAATAAATAATGGCACAATTACAAAATACCATAACTTTAAATAATAAAGTTTCTCCAGCCCTCGATGAGATAGCTAAGTCTACGAATAAGGCGGCCGAAGATTTTAATAAATTATCTAACAGTATTAATAGATCTGGTGAATCAGCTGAAGCCGCTAAAGGAAGTATGATCGGTTTCCGTGAAGTATTTGCTGGTTCCATATTAGCTAATGTAGCAGTCGGGGCCGTGAATATGGTCACGGATTCTTTCCATAAAATGGTATCTACTTCTGAACAATTTGCTAGTTTCGGTGCACGGTTAAATAATATTGCTGGATCACAAGCTAAAGCAGCCGAATTAAATGACCAGATTTATGAATCCGCTCAACGTGCTCGTATGGGTTACGAAGATATGATGGAATCTGTTATTCATTTATCGACAGCCGCTAAGAATATCTTCCCAGATCCACAAGAGGCACTTAAATTTAACGAGATCGTAAGTAAAGCATTCGTCGTTAATGGTGTTACTGGTGAAGCTGCTAAGAATGCTATGACGCAATTAACGCAAGCATTAACCTCTGGCGTACTTCAAGGCGACGAATTCCGATCGATTGCAGAACAAGCTCCTGTCTTAGAACAGTATGTAGCTGATTATATGAAGGTACCTCGTGAGAACCTTAAGAAGTTAGCTTCCGAAGGTAAAATCACGGCCGATATCGTTCATAAAGCTATTATGGCAGCACAAGATGATGTCGACGCTAAATTTGCGGCTATGCCACAAACGTTTAGCTCGTTAGGCACGCAAATCCATAACACGCTTATCAGATCGTTTCAGCCATTATTCGGTTTATTAACTAAACTAGCTAATGCTCCGGAAGTTAAAGAATTTGTAGCCGGTATCGTTAATAATATTAAATTTATAGCTCCGATTATAACGGGTGTATTTAACGTAATCATCTTTAGTATCCGTAAGGTAATGGCGTTCTTCCAACAACATGCCGCTGTCTTTGGTGTATTAAAAGCTGCTATGGCTGTCGTAGCTATCGGTGCTGGCCTATTGGCGGCCGAATATGCTGCTATGGGGATAGCCGCCGCATTTGCCGCAATTAAGACAGCTATATTAAATTCTGCATTATTAGCATCGCCTATTACATGGATCGTACTCGGCATCGTAGCTTTAATAGTCGTTATTTATCAGCTTATTAATATGTACGAAGAATGGGCGGGTACTTCTGTTAGTGTTATCGGTGCTATAGCCGCATTATTTGCTCAATTCGGTGTTCAAGTAGCTAATATATTTGTCGGCTTATGGAACTATATAGCGGCGTTCGCCAACTTCTTCGCTAACGTATGGAAAGATCCGTTAGGTGCTGTACAGAACTTATTTATCGATATATGGAATGCAATAGCTGGTTACGTAGCTAAAGCCGTTAATAATATCATCGATTCTATTAACAAGATCCCTGGTATGGATAAGATATTCGGTGGCGCAATAGGTCATGTAGATTCTTTACAGCTAGAACGTGTCGCTATTAATGGTGGCGAAACTACTATTATGGATCGTATGGACTATATCGATGCGTCTCCTTATGTCGATAGTGCTTATAACTGGGGCGCTGGAGTAGGTCAAGGTATTTCAGACGGTATTAGTAATGCTATCGGTAGTTTAAATAATGATATTAAAATGCCGGGCGACGATAATAATGCTAATGCTAACGATAAACGTGATGCCGCAACACAAGCAGCTCAAGATACAGCTAAGAATACTGGTAAGACAGCTAAACATACTGAAAAAACAGCAAAAGCACTCCAATTAACAGCAGACGAAATTAAGAACCTTCACCGATCCGTTCAAAACGACGCTATTAAAGAATGGTCTAACAGAACGATCCATATTAATGTGACTAACAACAATAAGATCGATAAAGATGTTAACTACGGCGACTTTACAACTAACTTCGCTAACGGCTTAATCGAGACTGTTAAGAGAAATACCGCGGAGGCATTATAATGTACTATTTTTATTTAAATAATATGCAATTACCTCTTGCTCCAAAGTCATTAGATATTAATTATAACAACAAGAATGAGACCATCGATCTACTACAAACTGGGGAAGTAACGATTCCTAAGCCTATGGGTTTAACTGAATATTCCTTCGAAATCTTTCTACCGAATAGTAAGTATCCTTTTAATCAGTCTTTACTTATGAAAAGTAAGAAGGCCGAATACTACATGAATCAGTTGCTCGAAATGAAGAAAGCTGGGAAGCCGATTAATTTTATCGTCGTTCGTATGAAACCGAATGGCGAAATGTTAAGTCAGCTTAACCAACGGGTAACGATCGAAGGTCTTTCACATAAAGAAAGTCATGATTACGGGTTCGATGCTTACCTCGATATCACGTTAAAAGAATGGCGTGATTATGGCACAAAGAAACTCGTAGTCGAAGAAAACAAAGATGGTACGGTTAGTACTGCTGTTAAAACAGAACGTCCTAGCGATAAAGTACCAGATAAAGAAGTTAAATCGCCTAACGGGTTTAATAAAGCTACGTTACAGCGAATCGTAAAACAACAATTCGGCGATACTAATAATTTATTTAAAATCGCCGCTTTAAATAAAATCACAGTACCTTGCTTTTTAGGTGCTAATCAAGCGTTAACTATGTACAAAGAAGGGAAAACTGAAGACTTATGGAAGAATTTAATTCAGAAGTAAAACAAGCGCCTCTTTCTATTGATTATGAGTTAACCGTACTTAAAGGTAAAGAAATTTTATTATTAGATCCTCAAGACGGGGTTACGCTTGATCGTAGCCCTGATCTGGCTCCAGCTAAGTTAACGTTTAAAGTATTTAAAGATAGCTTGCTCGATATACAAGAAGGCGATCTCGTTAATTTCAAGGTTAACGGTGAGTTAGTTTTCGTAGGCTATATATTCGAGAAACGCCGAAACAAAGATAACTTTATTAACGTAACTGCATACGACCAATGTCGTTATTTAAGCTCTGAAGCATATTATATATTCAATAATGAAAAGAGTGCTTCTGAGTTAATCATAGCGTTATCGGCCGACGTCGGTATTAAGCTCGGGGAAGTTACTCCGACGCAACCTAAGATATCTTATGTATTCGATGGTACGACATATCGTGATATCTTCTTAACGATACTCACATTAACTTCTGGTCAATCTCCTAAAATACCGATTAAGTCGACTCCGACTTTAGATCCGAGTCGTTATCGCGGTGGCTTTAGCGGCCTTAATAGCGTATCGATGAGTGGTGAGAATAAAGATCCTACGGAGCGATTAAACTCCTGGGGCAACGAAACTTCCGCTCAATTACGAGAAGCAAATAAGAAGGATACTGACTCCGATATCGTGGCGCCGAACGGTAAATACTTCGAGAAAAACGATATTCAGTACTTAATGGATAATAAGTACACTAAAGAGCAGGCCATAGCTGAATTATCTAAAACTGATAAGTATAAGGAGAAAGAAAAGAAACCTAAGTTACGCCGACCTTTATATATCGCTTATGACAATAATGGAGAATTAACTGTTAAAGAAATAAACGATATGGTAACCGATATCTTAATCGATTCCTCTCAAGTAGGCGATTACGATTATATCTCTTCTATCGACAAGAATACATTTACACAGATTTTAGTAGTGCGTGAAGCTAACGTTAACGATGGTGGCGTCGAAAAGAAACAGCACTGGAGAACTGGTGCAGCTTATGCTAAAGAACAGTCTAGAAAATGGGGGATACTTCAAAAAGTATTTAAACCTAAAGAAAAAGACATTAACGCTATCGATATGGCTAAAAAAGATCTTGAATTGTTAGCTAAGAAAACTCATAGCTTACGCTTAAGTGACTGCTTAGGTCATACCGAGATACGACCTGGTTCTGGTGTATGGCTCAATTTCGATATTGGCGATCAAATTATTAACGAATTAGTGTACGTAGAATCTGTTACACATAAATTTAATAATCATAGACATCTTATGGACTTAGACATCATTTACTTCGATAAAGAAGTACCAGAAATTACGACTGAAGACTGGGGCGATGAAGCCGCTAGAAAACGTATCGAAGAACTTAAAAAATCTAAATCTAAAGGTTCTTCTAAAGGTGGTACTACGACTGGTGCTGGTGCTACATCTTCCGCGGCCGTACAAAAAGGTCTAGATGCTGTACTTAATACATCTTCTCCTTATGGCGATAACGGATGTGTCGATCGTGCTACATTGGCTGGTTCTTACTATAACTCAATGTGTAAAGGTGCTTATGAAGCTGGTATTAAAGATGTACCAGGGCTTAAATCGTATGCAGAAGCTAATGGATATGCTATAGAAGAGTATACTGGTCAAGCTAACTCTGGCGATATCTTAATCTATGATGGAGAAGAACACGTCGTCGTAGCTGACGGTAACGGTGGCTGTGTCGGTAATAGTACCGATGCTGGTCAAGTGATTCAATATAGCGATGTTAACTACGCATACCATAATGGCGTACCTCCGACTCATATTATTAGAACGGGTGTTAGATAATGCAAAACGATTATAACAGAATACTTAATACTATTAAGAATGTGGCGGTCGATGCTGTAGCTAGCACTAAGCCGGCTACGATGTTAATCGGTATCGTAGTATCCGAAGCTCCACTACAAATAGCCTTAGACTCTCAATTAATTATCCCGGCTGAACGTATTAAATTAACTAAGAATACGTGTGAATGGACGATGGAAATGAGTGTCGACCATATCACCGAGAACCGAAGTGGTGGCGGTGGTTACGCTGAATTTGCTAGCCACAATCACGAGTACAAAGGCCGTAAGAAGTACTTAGTACATAACGGTCTTAAGGTCGGCGATGAAGTATGGTTATTCCAAGAAACAGGCGGTCAACGATATATCGCTATCGATCGCGTATTTAATCCGAATACGGGGTGTACTACTAAATAATGGCACTAACTCCTACATCAAGCAATAATCAAATAGATAGTAGCTTAGTCGTTACGAAACAGACTTCTAATACCTTCAGAGTTAGGTATGAAGACGATTATAAATTAATCGGTATGTGTGACGATATCGAAGCGATGGAGCAAGCTATTTTTAAAATCATTAATACAGAGCGTTATAAATATTTAATTTATGACTGGAACTACGGTATAGAATTAAGCGATTTAATCGGTGAACCTATACCGTATGTTTATGCTGAAATAGAACGTCGTATTAAGGAAGCCTTATTAGCCGACGATCGAATTAAAGAAGTTAAAGACTTTAGATTCTCTAACGAAGGCGGTTCTGTATTATGTTTATTCACAGCCATAACTATATATGGCGATATTAATAACATATCGAAAGAGGTGACGGCATATGTACGAAAATAAAACTTACGAAAATATATTAGCTGATGCCTTGTATAGAACTGAAACTAAATACGATAAACGACAAGGATCAATGATATATGATTCTCTAGCTCCGTTTTCTTTCGAAATGGCTGAAGCATATATTATGGCTCAAGTTATTATGAGACAAACGTATGCTAAAACAGCTGATCGAGCTTTCTTAGAATTAAGAGCACTCGAATTTAATATAGTACCTCGTGAAGCTACGGCGGCCGAAGTAAAGGGTGTCTTTGATCGAGCCGTCGATATCGGTACTCGGTTTAACTTCGAAGATCTTAACTTTAGGGTAACCGATGTAATCGATTTATCTAAAAACGAATTTAAATTAGTATGTGAGACTCCGGGTGCTAAAGGTAACTATTGTATAGGCCGTATCACTCCGATTAATACGATCCCGGGTTTACAGAATGCACAAATTACAGAAGTATTAGTACCTGGTCAAGACGAAGAAGATACGGAAGCCTTCCGAGAAAGATATATCCGTGCTTTAAAGTCTAAAGCCTACGGTGGTAACGGCGCTGATTATAAAGAAAAGGTATTAACGGTTAACGGTACGGGCGGTTCTAAAATCTATCGATGCTGGAACGGTGGCGGTACTGTTAAGGTCGTTATTATTAACAACGAATTTAATAAGCCTTCCCAAGAGCTAGTTAAAGAAGTACAGAACGTATTCGACCCGACTCCGAATCAAGGTAAAGGCTACGGTTTAGCTCCGATCGGTCATACCGTAACAGTCGAAGCCGCCGAAGAAGTCGTTATTAACTACGAGATCCCGGTCGTAATGGCTGCCGGTCATGAACCTAGTGAAATCCAAACCGAGCTAACTAAAAAAATAGAAGAACGTTTGAAGGTACGACGTAAAGAATGGACGACACAAGACGAGACTCAGTTCTTAACAGTACGTACTTCTATCGTTACTTCCTTAGCTGTCGATTTAGATAAAGTAATCGATGTAGGCGATATTAAAATTAACGGTAGAGTCGTTAAGCGGCTCGATTTAAAACCGAATCAAATCCCGAAATTGGGTACTGTTACGTTGGTTAAGGGTTAATCATTATGACTATATTCGATAACTATACTCGCATCATCGACTTATCCGAATTTGCAGTTCCGGTATCGGGTAACGTCGCCGAGATGCAAGAAATATACCGAGTCGAAAGTATCGAAATGCAAGCTTTATGGAACACGATGGTCGAGATTTTTAGAGAACAGTTTATTATGACGGCAGAATCTCATGGGTTAACGCAATGGGAAACCATATTGGATATTATACCGGCTAGCGACGATACGATCGACGACCGACGATTTAATATTCTATTAGCTCTTGCCGGTCAACGTCCTTATACCGAGATTAAGCTACGCGAACTTCTTAATAACATATGCGGTGAAGGCAACTATCAGATCGTCGAAGATTATAAAAATTATAACGTTCATTTTAAAGTATCCCTCGGCGTTAAGAAACAACGTGATGCTGTATCTAAGCTATTACGAGATTTAATTCCGATGAACCTTATCTACGACGTCGATTTATTATATAACCGTCACATCGATTTAAGCCGTTATACGCATAAAGAACTCGCTCAATTTACTCATTTTGTATTAAACCAGGAGGTTTTACCTAAATAATGGCTACTTATACAAAAAATATTAATTTACTTAAACCAGCCGAACAAGAAAAATACGATGTAAACCTCAGAAATAACAACTGGGATAAAATCGATAAAGCTATCGGCGATACCAGCGATGCTATTAAAGCACACAAAAATGCTAACCCTATCGACCATCCAGATGGTAGTGTAACGACTCCTAAGCTACGCGATAAGAACGTTACGACTGAAAAGTTAGCCGATAAATCTGTTACAGCTGCTAAACTAGCCGACGATATTAACATGAAGTTAGATAATAGCTACGTTAAGAAGTCTGGCGATACTATGACTGGTCCTCTTGCTATCGATAAAAATACTTACATTAGAATCAATAGAAAAAACGGAGCAGGATACCATACTATTTCTGACGGTGGTCTCGATAGTGACGGTGGCGGAACTAACCTTGATTTAGGTAGTTATACTGCAACTCGTGAAAGCAACCTATGCTGTAAAAATAGACCTGGCTGGTTCGGTAAAGACGGGCAACCAGTATGGAAGCCTTTTATGACATTACAAGATATTAGTGTTACCTATGGCAATATCAGACATGGTGGCACTCTCCCTATTCCAGATGGCTTTAACGAAAATGAATGTACATGGCTATTATCCGTAGATCAATCAAACGTTGATAATATTTTCTACGATGTAAATGAAGGCGGTTCCTCTAACATGGTAAATATTCAATGTTGGAGAGAAGGAAGAAAAGTTCATGTAGGAACTTTATATAAAGGCTTTGATGGTTTTGCACGGTCATTTGATGGTTCTAATATACTTTATAACAAAGGTGCTAATAACACTTACTTTATGGAAGGTACAGCTAACTATATCTGTATTGCTGTTAAAAGGAGCTAATAATGGAACAAATTAAACGAAAAGACGAAACATTATATATTGGCTCCGACTGGTCTCGAGTATACGAGATTAAGGGTATGGATCTTACCGATGCGACAGCCGTATGTAAGTTTCGCGATACTAGCGATAACCTATTGATCGAAGCAGAATGTACCGTACAAGATAATCGCATTTATTTAACCGTTAATTCTGCCCTTAGTCTTAAGATACCTAGAGGAGTCAAGCAAGGCCGCTACGATATCTTCTTACTAGGTAAGACTTATACTTATAAAATCATGATGGGTAGTATTACATTCGTCCCAGATATCAGTATGCATTAGGAGACTCATATGGATAAAGTAGAAATTATTACGATCGAACCTAGCACACCGAAGGTGTTGGATGTTACGATTCAGCCTTCTAACGTAATCGGTACTGGTTATATTGCGGGCCCTCAAGGACCACAGGGTATTCCTGGGCCGCAAGGTCCAGAAGGCCCTCGTGGTGAACAGGGTCTTAAAGGAGATCCTGGCCCTAAAGGCGATCCGTTTACATTTAACGATTTTACTAAAGAACAGCTCGATTCTCTTAAAGTAACCACTGTTGGTAAATCTGTACCTGGTCCGCAAGGCCCTCCTGGTCCTATGGGCCCGCAAGGTGAAAGAGGTGCAGATGGTAAAGTAGGCCCTATGGGTCCTCGTGGAGAACGTGGTGAACAAGGCCCACAAGGTATTCAAGGTGAACGTGGTTTACAGGGTCCGCAAGGTATTCCTGGCCCTCAAGGTCCAGCTGGCATCAAAGGTGATACTGGATTAACGGGTCCACAAGGCCCGGCTGGTGTAAATGGCTTACAGGGACCGCGTGGTGAACAAGGCCCGAAAGGAGATCCTTTTAGATTTAGTGATTTTACTCCAGAACAATTAAATGCTCTAAAAGGTCCGAAAGGTGATAGAGGCGAAGCCGGTCCACAAGGTCCTCCTGGCCCGGCTGGTTCTGGTGGTGCTGGTGGTAGTGTCGACTTATCAGATTACACTACTAAAAAGGATGCCGATAATCTTTATCTAAAGAAGGTAGATTTAAGAAACTATCTTACTATGATAGGTGATCCTAAATATGCTTTAAAAACAGATTTAAATAATTATATGCCTACAAATACTATTTGGGATATTTTTGTATCTAAGCTCAATGCTGAAAATATATATGCTACTAAGGCTATGCTAGAAGGCTATATGAGTGCAAATACTGCTAGGGAGACTTTTGTGTATAAAAACTATGCTGATAATAATTATGCTCCTAAGTCAGCATTAGAAAACTATATATCAAGGAGTTGGGCGGTTAGCACGTTCGCACTTAAGAACAGTTTAAATGATTATCTGACAGTACAAAGCTATAAAGCACAAGCTGCAAAACTAAAAAAATATCTTAAAGATAATAATATTGCTACTACTAGTGATGACTTAGCTGGTTTAATAATCGATGCTCTAAAAGGAGTTAAATAATGAATAATATTAGATTCGGCGGCATCCCTTATCTACATCTCGATGTGTATCAAGGACACGATCATGTGTTTAATATCCAAGTCGAAGATGATAGTACCAAGGAGATTATCCGCTATCAAGAAGGAACGTTGACTTGTAAGGTACGTCGTAATAACCCTCAAGGCGGCGTCGTACTTACATTAACTCCAGTATTTAATAACGATACTAACTGTGTCGACTTATTATTTAACAGTGAAGATACATCTACTGTTATTTTCTCCTACGACAATATCCTGGAGGAAACATTCTACTACGATATTCGTCTCGATCATAATGAGAAAGATGAAGTCGTTTGTTACGGTGATATCACTATGAAAGCTGGGTGCAGTCAATGATCAAATTAAATCGTGGCCATGATAAGAACATTGTGTTGTCTAAAGAAGCCCTCAAAGAAATCCGTGGTTTATCGGCATACGAAATTGCTAAACAAGAAGGCTTTACTGGTACCGTCGATGAATGGTTAGCATCGCTTAAAGGTGCTAAAGGTGACAAAGGTGATACATTTAAGCTATCTGATTTAACACCAGAAGAATTATCTAAAATTAAAGGACCACGTGGTGAGACTGGTTATACTGGTCCACAGGGGCCTCAAGGCGCACAAGGTTTAAAAGGTGATCGTGGTGAACCGGGACCTAAAGGCGACGTCGGTCCTGCCGGTCCTAAAGGCGAACAAGGTGTACAAGGTACACAAGGTATTCAAGGCCCTCAAGGTCCTCGTGGTATACAAGGTAAAGACGGTAAATCGTTTACGATCAGTCATACCTATTCTAATATCGATAAAATGAATGCCGATGCCGATAACATCCTCGAAGATGAATTTGTCGCTATTACCGACGGTCATATCTTTATGAAGGATAACGGCGTACTTATCGAAGTATTAAATATCCGTGGTCCACAAGGGTTACAGGGTGAACAAGGTATCGTCGGTCCAAAAGGCGAGGTCGGTCCTCGTGGTGAAGTCGGTCCTCAAGGCCCGAAAGGCGATGCTTTTAAATTTAGTGATTTTACTACAGAGCAACTTGAATCTATTAAAGGTCCTCGAGGTGAAAAAGGTGAAGCAGGACCCGAAGGTCCTCGCGGCTTACAAGGTCCAGAAGGCCAACGTGGTCCTCAAGGTGAACGTGGTCCGATCGGTCCACAAGGTATCCCTGGCTTAACTGGCCCAGAAGGCCAAAAGGGCGATAAGGGCGAAACTGGTCCTATCGGTCGTGCTTTCACGTACAATGACTTTACTCCAGAACAACTTAAAGGCTTAACGGGGCCTAAAGGCGATCGCGGTGAGAAGGGTGATCGCGGCGAAGGTTTTGATATCTTTAAAACGTATCCTTCTATTAGTGCTATGAATAACGATTTAAATAATATTCCGTTAAATAAATTAGTAATGATTAGTAGCTCAGTTAACGACGAAGATAACGCTAAAGTTTATTTAAAAGAGGCGTCCGGCCTTACATTCTTTATCGACCTAAGTGGTGCTCGAGGTATTCAAGGTCCTGTTGGTCCTAAAGGCGACAAAGGCGATGCTTTCAAATATACCGATTTTACGGCTGCTCAACTACAAGGCTTAAAGGGTCCGAAAGGTGATACTGGTTTAACCGGTCCTCAAGGTCCTCGTGGTGAACGTGGCGAAGCCGGTCCGACCGGTCCTCAAGGTCCTATCGGTCGAGCATTTACTTATAGCGACTTTACTCAAACGCAGCTCGAAGCGTTAAGAGGCCCTCAAGGTATTCAAGGTGCTCAAGGTATTCAAGGTCAGAAGGGCGAGAAAGGTGAACGTGGCGATCAAGGTCTATCTCCTAACTTTGCTTTCACTCTCGAAGACAATGGCGATTTATTTGTCGATATTAACTACGTAGCTTCACCAGCTACTCCGACCACTACATCTGCTACTAAGACATACGATGTCGTATGGGGAATAGCTCAAGCCGGTGCTCCTGGTCCTATTCGTGGTTATCTCGAATATAGTATATTAAGCGGATTCGGTAAGTTACATCTCGATATGAAAGTAACTGGGGCTGGTTCTGGTAGTGGTGGCGTGTTATGTAGATTGCCTGACGATGCTCCTGTTCCAACTCGTCTATTAGAAACATCTATCGATGCTGATAATAATAGTGTCTACGTAGAACCTAATAGTCATGATGTTAAAGGCTGGGGTGTTGTCGGTAATAATAAACGTTACATTTTGGATATCGTAGGCTTCTGGAAGGAGATTTAAATAATGGCAAGAATTAGATTAGGCAATTTAAAAGGTCCTAAAGGCGACAAAGGCGATCCAGGTCCTCGTGGTCCTCAAGGTATTCAAGGACCTCCTGGTACCGCTGAAAATATCGATCTTACTCCTTTCGTTAAGAAAACCGAGAATTCGACATTAACTGGCCAGTATACTTTTACGAATAATACGCCTATTAAGTTAAATGGCTACAATATCGTATCCGAAAATAATCGTATTTTATTTAAAAATGCATCCGAGAACAATGTATTTGCTTTCGATGCTAATACGATTACTCATAACGATAAGTCTTTATTAACACAAGATAAGGCTAATACGTTATATGCTCCGATCGGCGATTATGCATTACGAACAGCACTTGATTCGTATGCTACTAAGGATGAGTTAACTAGTTATGCAAGTAAGCAATTCGTTACCTACGGCTTAAAAAGTTATTTAACTAAAACCGATGCCGATACTACTTATGCTAAAAAAACAGATTTAAATAGTTTTGCTACTACTGCTAACTTAAATAATTATCTAACGACAGCTAGCGCTGCTACTACTTATCTATCTAAAACCGATGCAGAATCTACATATGCTAAGAAGACAGATGTTAGTAATTCTACAACGCTTACCTTAGCTAATCATATCTTCGAATCTAACCCGACAAACCTCGTTATTAAGAATAAAAATAACCAGCCTATTCTTACGATATATCCTTCCGTAGCCTATCTTAATGGTCGTGAAGTCCTTAATCAATTTAAGGCCGATCAGCTATATGCTCCTAAAAGTGCGTTAAATAGCTATGTAAAGACTGATCAATATAATAACGACATGAATTCTTTATTAACAGCATTAAGAAACGTTAATAACTAAGGAGAATACTATATGGCAATACAAGATTTAATTAATGAAGTAAATAGTATTCAGACTAAAAAACAAGCTATTAAAGAAGCTATTACAGCTAAAGGTGTAACCTCGGAAGGTAAATTAAGTAAGTTTGCCGACGAGATTAAACAAATTACCACTAGCGAACCAGACTGGTATATCGTTAATAAATTCCGATACGATAACGGCAACGAAGCTTTGCTTGTCAGAACTAGCGATAAAACTGCCGCTAGCGCTGAAAAATATCAGATGGTCGAAATCGGTGGTGGCGTTACAAAAAGCAATAGTATTAGAGGTAGTTTTAATAATTATTATAATGATGACTTTGGTATTACTAACGGGACTTACTTCCCTCGAGAAACAGCTTATCGTAGCTTTACGACAAGTAAAAACTCTAGTGTCGTATTCGACGGCCATAACGATAATCTTAAATTAACGCTTCAAGACGGTAAAGATATTGTATTTAACGACGTTAATGTTTATAACTGGTTAAAGGGCTACAGAAATCAACCTCTAGCCGATTTTAATACTCTTTATCTAAAATCTAATGGTATTTCTGGCAGCACAGCAAATAGTCTAAGCGACTTTTTAGCTCCGTCATTAGAAACTAAAACAATTACGTTAGGTTCATATGGACAAAATCCGTTATTGTTAATAGATTCATCTATTATGATTCAAGCGATGAATCTTAGAGAAATGCCTAAAACAGGCTTTATTTATTATTCTGATAAGACAGCTGACGCTATATCTTTACGTCCAATGTTTTATACAAATAATAATAATAGTGTTCCATTTTATATAGATAAAGAAAAATGGTATGGCAACTTATCTCCGGGTAACTATGTTCACTTATATATAAATGGTTATCCCTTATTTATCGTATTTGTTAGCATAAACTTCGTTATCGATAGTAATAATCAAAAACATAAAAATATCGAAGTATACATCTATAACATTACTAAAACAAATACTACTGAAATAGACAACACTAAAATCACAAACAAACCGTTCGAACTATATATAACCTTCTCTAACCAAGCACAACGACAATTACAACAAGCTTCTAGTGCTAAATGGTTTAGAAGACAAGTATTAGCGGCTAACGGTACTCCAGAGCCTAAACCTGTGTATTTAAATGGTTTAGATATGTTAGGCCGTTTCATTGGTGTTCGTGGAGCATATGCTGATAATAGATATATAAATAATCTATTCTCCACAAAAAATGGCAGTAACGAAGTAAGTTATAGAGATCTTGATTATAGATATATCCCATGGGGAAGTATGTATTTAGCTAAGCAATTAGGTGATGCTATCAAAGCTAATTCACCTATTAAGGCCTTCATTAGATTAAATGATAATACTAATAATATGACATTTGTCGAACTTGAAGAAATTCCAAATGATGGAAACTTTACTTTTACTCTTAAATATGACTATTATGGCCTAAGTATTTTCCAAAAAGGCATTAATAACGATAATCGTGTTATCGCAGTATTTACTGATAAATCTGATAAAAGCAAATGCAAGATTTATCGACTTAAAAAGGCTGGTACAAGTCAGTACATCACAAATGACATGTTTAGCACTACCGAAACAGATAACCAACTCTTTATAACAGCTGATCAACCTACGATTGACCATATCAGTAAAACACCACTGGCAACAGTATGGACAGAAATTCAAGATGTATTAGCTCATAAAAACGATTTTGAAGCATATGATGAAGAATAAGGAGACTTTATGACAAACGCAGAAATTATAACGGCTATAATTAGTGCGATCGGTTTAATATTCGTACTTCTAAAAGGTCTCCATGAACTTGAAGAAGATCGTTCTGAACGTAAAGCGTTCGAAAGAAAGGCGACCACGATTCTCGATAATATTCAAGAACAATATATCGAAATCCAAAAACAGATCGAGGCTTCAAGAGAAGATCGTCGAGCACTCGATCGTCGTATCTCGATCGTAGAGGAATCTGCTAAATTGAGTCATACACGTATCGATAGTTTAAGCGATAAACTCGAAGCCCTTCGAGACAAAATTAAATAGTTTTTAAATAAAGGAGCTCTTTACGGGGCTCCTTTTATAATACGAGGTTTACATGATTAATAACGATAAACTTCAAGCTATCGTCCAAATTCTGGCTGTCGGCGGTCTCGTTATAGCGCTCATTATGTCGATACTATATGACAGAACAGAATTATCGACGAATATAGCAAGTGGTTTAGTCGGCTTCATTGGTGGAGCCGCTGTTATACGTAAAGGAGAAGACAAATGGCATTAGGCGATTTAAGTGCATCTTACGAATCTAACGGTAACCCTGGATGTGTATCCTCGGGTTATGGTGATTTAGGCGGTATTAGTTACGGTGCGTATCAGTTAGCCAGCAACGCCGGTAGTGTCGATGCATTCCTAGAATGGGGCATCAATCAAGGCGGTTTTTATGCTGATTATGCAAATAGCTTAAATCAGTATGAAGTTAATAGTGATGCTTTCATCGATCAGTGGAAAGAGTTGGCGTCAGCCGATTCTCAAGGCTTCTTACAAATGCAGCACGATTATATCAAGTCCGAATACTATGATAAGGCATGTCGATATCTAGCTAACGAAGGTTTCCATGCCGATAACCATTCTTATGCTTTAAAAGACGTTATCTGGTCTAGAGCAGTACAATATGGCCCGGGCAATGTAGTCGATTTATTTAACGAAGCATTAACGTATGTACCAGGTTATACAGAAGAATGGAACTTATCCTGGGTCGATGCATTACGCTTCGATTATGATTTAATCGTCGGTATCTATGAGTCTAATAAATCTAATGAATGGATATCCGCTTCGCTAAGCTACGACGTACGACAAGGTGTCTATCATCGTATGGATTCTGAAAAACAAGAAGCATTAGCTATGTTTATGAAGGAGATTTAA